AGCGGCAACAAATCGCCCAGATCGGCGCGTTTTTCGCGGCGAGGGGTTAGCAGAGCGGCTAGCAGGAGGTGAGTCGGTGGGTGGTCGCGCCAGTAGGTGGCGAGGGCGTCGTATTGGGGCAGCGTCAATTCGTCGATTTGGGGCCAGGTCCAGCCGCAGGAGGTGGCGATCAGGGCGTAGATTTCGCCCCAATTCCAGCCGCGGCTTAGGCTTCCCCCGGGGCGGGCGCCTTTCGGGGCTGGAGGCCGGAGAGGATGGCGATGGCGGAGATGGCGGCCTGAAGCTCCGGTACCGTGGGGGACAGATCGTCGAATTGCTGCCGGGTGAAGGCGGGATCGCCGGTTTGGATGGCGGCGGTCACGATATCGCCCTGGGCGTCGAGCTTTGCCTCCGTGTCGATGCCCAGCGTGAGGAACAGCGGCAGCACGCGTTTCAGGTCGCGGAATTTCAGCGGCGCGATGGGGTATTCGGCGCCGGCTAGGGTTATGGTTTGGGGGGCCGACATGGGGGTCCTCTTTTGAAGTTGTTTATCCGCGGATTTCGCGGAAGAAAATCCTATGAAGGAAACGCCAAGGCGCGGAGACGCCAAGGAAAGCCGATGAATGTTGCCTACGGCGTTATGAATTCCGGGCCGCGCGGCGAAAATTCATATTCAGGCTTGGGGTCTTTGTGTCTTGGCGTTTCGTTCATGAATCCACGAAATCCCGCGCGACTATTCGCTGAGCCAGACGTTGCCGATGTTGCCGGCGCTGTCGGCCGAGGCTTGGAAGTCGAATTCGGGGATCATGAAATCTTCGTTTTTGAAGGCGAGGGAGAGTTTGGGGGAGATGACGGAGTTGAGTTCGAGGTTGAACAGCTTGCCCTGGTATTGCTCGTTCAGGATCAGCTTGAAGGTGGGTTGCGAGCCCATGAGCGCGTTGGTGAGGGCGAGGCTGGTCCCGCTCGCGGTCGTATACGTATAGGTGAATAGGAGGGCGGCGTTGGCGTCACCGGCGCTGAAGCTGTAGACGCCGGCGGCGACGGAATACTGGCCGGTGGCGGGGGCGCTGGCGACGGGGGTGAGCAGCACGCCCGTGCCGGCGTAGGCGACGCCGAGATCGGCGACGAACGTGGCGTGGTTGGCGATGGTGACGGTGTAGGCCGCCGCGCCGGGGACGGTTCCGGCCTCGCTGAGCTGCGTCAGAGTGTTGCCGGTGGAGAGGGTCTGGCCGAAAAATATGTTGTTGAAATTGGCGGCGGTGATGCGCGCGGCCTTGGCCTTGCCGGTGATCTTCAGCGCGCCACGGGCCAGCGCGGCGGGGGCCTGAAACTGACCCGTCAGTTCCTTGATCGTGAAGCTGAGATCGAGCTGGACGTCCTGGAGCGTGCCGAATTGGGCCGGGGTTGCGATGGCGGTGTCGGTGCGGAGCGCGACCAGCGCGCCGATGCCGAAGGCGTATTGGGTCATGGGGATTTCCTTATATTGAGAGGTCAGGGGACCAGGATTTCGACGGGGACGATGGCGTAGGCGTATTCGCCGAGCAGGCCCTCGTCGGTCTCGATCCGGCCGTTGATTGTGACGCGGCGGGCAAGGCCGCCCAGGGTTTGGACCTGAGCCGGGTTCCCCGCGCCAAAGGCGGCGTCGATCGCGTCCAAGAGCGGGTTCAGGAGGGACGAAGTCGGGAAGCTTTTGTCGCCGGAATGGACGTAGAGGACGAGTTCGAGATGCATCAGGCGCTTGAGCGGCTGCATGCCCGTCCATTCCACCGTCTCGCCCTTGTAAATCTGAAAGAGCGCGGGGCAGTTGCCGGCGCCGACATCCTGCGGCGGCTTCAGCCGGCGCGACGCGATGCGGAGCGCGGTCAGGCCCGTGGCGTTGGCCGTCAGCAAGGCGAACAAGGCGGATTGGATGGCTTCGCGGTTCATGGGGCGAATGCCTCCGCCGTTGCGTCCGCCAGGATGCCGGCGATTTGAGGGCTGAGTTCGGCCAGGGCGGCCCGGAGATAGGAATGGGCCGGGTAATCGACCCTGCGGTCATGGGCGCGTACCTGCGCCGTGACCGGCGAAATCGGGCGGCCGAAGGCCTGGGTTTGCTGACGCAGATGGGCGCGGATTCTCTCGGTTCCGGTGAAGCCGTATTCCTGAAAGGCGGCGTAGGGCGCGCCGGCGGTGACCCTGGCGCGGAGATTGGCGGCCGGGTCGACCGAGGCCGCGAGCGAGGCGCGCAGCGCGCCGGTGCGGGCATTCAGGACCTCGCCGGAGAGGTTGCGGTCGGCGATGGCGAGAAGCTGGTCCGCGATTTCGGCGGCGGCGATGGCGGCGGCGGCCTCGGCCTTGGGGCCGAGTTGGCTGAGCCAGGCGGTTATCGCGGCGGTGGAGAGAGTCGCGGCGATCATGCGAGGTTCGCGCGTTGGTAGCGGGCGATGACGCTGGCGACGAAGGGGCTGACGTCTTTTTGGGCATAGGCGGTGGTGGCGAGGCCGCCGATGCCCTCCGAGGTTTTGCCCAGACGGTCCTTGCCGCGATAGCGCAGGCCGGCGAGCTCCATCACCGCCTCGGCCACGTCGGCGGGCGGGTTGGCGTAGCCGGCCGTGTAGGTCACCGCGATGTTGGCGAGGCCGGGGATGAAGGTGAAGCCGGCGAGGAGCAGGACGTTGCCGTTCAGGGTCCAGCCATGCAGGCCCGGCGCGGCCTGCGGGATCGGCCGGCCGTGGATCGCCAGCGACGTGACGGCCGTGACCGGGAACTGGCGGAGGTAGAGCCGGGCGCCGCCCTTGCCGTCGTATAATTCCGTGTACGTCGCGGAGAGGATCGGGCAGGCGCAGGCGGTGACGAAGAACGCGCTGGCCGCCGTGATGAGGCGGGTGAGCACGACATCGTCATTCGACTGGAGATCGCCGCCGAGATAGGCCTTGAGATCGGCCAGGGTGATGAGATCGCCTGCGGCCATGGGGGTCTCCTGGTTGCGGCCGGGATTGGGCCTGCGATCACCCTCACCTCGCCTCTCCCATCGAGGGAGAGGGACATGAATTAGAGGTTTGGGTGAGGGTGACGCAGCCGCCGACGAACGCCGATCAGCCGTTGGCGATGTTGCCGATGACGCCCATGGCGAAGGGGGCGTAGACGGCGAGGACTTCCTCGGCGTAGACGCCGAATTCGTAGGCGCGGGTTTTGAGCGGCCAGTCCATGCGGTAATAGTCGCGGCGGGTCTTCACCTCGGCGACGTTGGGGACGTTGCTGGACTGGTACTGGGCCGGCAGGTTCTCGGACCAGCCGATGATGGTGCCGGGCGGAACGAAGGGGTGAATCTTGACCGGGATCTTGTAGCCGCCGTCGAGCGCGAAGGGATTGTAGTAATATTCGACGACGCCGTTGGCGACGATGGCGAACGGGTCCTGCCCATCGGTGGTGTAGCGGAGCAGCGGGGACGAGGCGCTGTTCAGCACCTTGTCGGTGATGTTCCGCTGTTCCTGGCTGTTGACGTAGAGGACGGTGGGGCTGACCTGGGCCGTGTCCCACATCCGCTCCAGCATCAGGTCGATTTCGTTGACGGAGCCGCGACCGGACGCGGTGAGCGTGGCGCCCGTGCCCAGATAGCTGACATAGGCGCCGGATTCGGATTTGAGGGCGGAGGTCAGCAACCCGTCATAGGCGAGGCCGGGATTGGCGGAGCTGTCGGCGGTGATGGCCGTGGCGGGCTGACCCGAGGTGGAGAGCGCGGCGGAGAAGGCGACGCTGTTCACCGTGGTGATGGCCTGGAGCTTTTCCGAGCCGGCGGGGCCGGCGAACCAGGCATAGGCGACCGCGCCGGTGACGGGCGACACGGTCGCGGTCAGGCTTTGCCCCAGGGTTACCGCCTGGGTTGCGTTGGCGGAGGCGGCGGAGGAGCCGCCGTTCAGGGTGAAGGTCGCGCCATCCGCGCCGGTGATGGTCTTGGACGTGGCGACGCCGCCCGCGACGGTGGAGTTGCGATAGCCCTCATAGGTCAGCGCGACGGCGATAACCGAATAGGTCGCGGCGGGAAGGCTGGAGCCGGAGCCGCCGGCGGAAAGCGTCGGCGTGGGGGCGGTTCCGAGCTGTAGCGTGCCATTGCCGCCGAGGAAGGCGTTTTCCTCCTTCAGCATCATTTTCTGGAGGATGCGCATGGTGGCGGTGGCCTGAATATCCTCAAAGCCCTGGGCGGCGGACACGGCCTCGAACGTCACCGAATCCTCCTCGCCCACCGTGGCGTAGGAGGCGGAGCGGGTGGCGGTGTTGTAACTCATGCGGCCGGAGCGCTGCCCCTCGGGGACCCAGCCCATCGCATCCCAGCCGGAGCCGATAATGGCGTTGACCTGCCGCCAGTTGGTGGCCGTGCCCGTGCCGCCGCCGACCCTGGGAAGGACGTTGCGGATGGGCGTCGCCGCCGGGTAGAGATTCT